GGTGCCGGTGTCGGCATCGTTGCCGATGTAGTCGCCGATGATCTCCAGCCTGGTGGTGTCGGTAGCGGTGTACCCGAAGTGAAGACCGGCGCGAGTGCCTACGATAGCATGACACTCAAGGAACTGCGCCGTCTCGCCGAAAACCGCAGTATTGCGGGTGCTAAGGATATGCGCAAGCAGGCTCTCATTGACGCCCTCCGCAATGCGCCTACCGGCGGAACCTTTGACCTGAACGAAGGCGTTTTAGAACTTAACTAAATAAACTAAATGTTTGTTCCTGACAGAAGAGAGATGAGCACATTGGGCTTCGCTCCTGTTACATCGAACCCCGCGGGTTCAGCCTGTTTTACATCCACAGACCCGCACTACTCCGAGACCGGCGCACCCGCACGTATGGCGGATGGTCGTATGGTCACCGACTACCGCCCACGCTGCTACCAGTACCCATATCTCGCGGCTCAGCAGTGGGGCGACAATGACGCTCGTGTTCGCATGATTCACGGTGCCGATCAACTCATGGCGGCGGCGCGCGAAATGAACGACCGCAAGAACACACCAACGGCGTGCGATGATACAATGGTTCCCGAACTTTACAAGCGTGTCTGTACTTGGGAGGGCTGTAAGACAATTCCTGGCAATTTCCAGGGCATCGGTACTGGTCGTATCTATGTACCCGCATCTGCCGGTAACGCATCGTCTCCACAGGCATTGTCGGACGAAGGTGTACCACAGATACCGGCGACTTGGGCTCGTCATCCGCCTCGTCTTCCATCACAGTGTGCTGTAGATGACCCCGAAACACAGTGGTCAATTCGTGGTGATGTCGCCGAGTTTGGTGCCTCTGCGAAGTCGCATCCTTATTCCGCGCCTCGTGCCTAAAGGCACGATTGCCCCGCTGCGCTTTGCTCGTGCTTAGGCGTAGGTTAATTAGCAACGCTTTATAGAATGGAACATTCTGTATCCGGCAATGGTGTACAGGGAGTCGTAACACGAAATCCTGTAGACGGAAGTGTAACAGTGCGTGGTCAGGTGACCGGTCTCGGTCCTGTACCACAGAAAATTATATACATAGCAGCCGCTCCCGTTACGCGTGGTATCGGATTTGCCGGCTCAGGTCAGCCTTACCCCTCCAAAGAAATCGCCTATTCTAATACACCAAACACAGGTATGGTTGAATCTCCCGATGGTAGTTTTACAATTCATCTTAAAGATATTCCTGCCGGCTACTTCAGCGGACTCGGCAGTATCTACATCCCGCCCTGTGTTGATTTCACCTCCTTTACCGCCCAAAAGAAGATGTTTCACACCACGCTGATGATTAATGAGACAGCGGCACCTTGGCGTTGGGGCTCTGGCTCACCTGCCCCCATGAAACCGGAACCAGATAATGTCGATGCTACCGGTCGTGCGATGTACTACTTTGGTCGTGAAGAGTTGCCGCTTTTCAATAACCAAGAAGCACAATTACGTGCTCGTGGTTACCCCGGTGAAATGACAGCACGTGGCTGGCCTGAAGCGGACGACGCAAAGCCTTGGGCGCACGCATCACCGCCATCGTAAGGGCTTAAAAAATTGAATCCTTTCCACTGTACAATTAGATTTGTACACTGAAAATGTCTACTGTTGCTTTATGCGGTGTAGATGCCGACTATGATCGGCTTACTTCCTTCCTTTCTAGTTCAGGTGTAACTGTCGTTCCCTGGGCTTCTAACATTGGGCGATTGATTTGTGGCGGTGGGGCGGGCGGTCGGTGGAAAGTCGCCGAGGCACAGCGACTTAGTATTCCTGTGGTAACGACCGAGTCGGTTTTGGCAGAGGCTCGGCGTTTAGGTGAATTATGGGTGACTCGCTATTCGCCTCGGCGTTTGAAAGAGATGATTGGCGGAACGGGTCCTATTACAGACTTATCGGCATGGCTCAGTGGGTGGGAGGCTAGCGTTGGCGCAGGGGGTGTGCGAGGTGCGTTGGTGACCGGTCCGCCTGGTATCGGCAAGACGACTGCCGTTGGGTTGATTGTTCGCGGTTGCGGCTACGAGTTGATAGAATTCAATGCGTCAGATGAACGCTCGGCGTCCGCTGTGCGCCGATACTTTGATGAGGCGAAACGGAGCGGGTGTGTTGGTCGGCGTCGTGTTGTCGTGATGGACGAAGTGGACGGAATGAGCACTGGTGACCGTGGCGGTATCGGCGAACTGGCGAAGGTGATTAGCGGATGCTCGTTTCCCATCATTTGTATCGCAAATGAGCGTGGAACGCCTCGGTTGCGACCGTTGGCGTCCTGTTGTCTAGATATCCGCTTTCAGCGTCCTACAAAGACGGTAATCGCAAAGGCTCTGTTTGAGCGCGTCGTTCGTGCTGAGAAGTTGGGATATACAGTGGCGCAGCTAGAGGACTTGTGTGAGCGGAACGGAAATGATATCCGCTCGGTTATTAATGCTCTCCAGTTCTCATCGGCGTCGCTTTCGGGCGGTGCTAAAGACGCATTACAGCGGGTGGACGCGTTCTCCGCTACCGGTCGGCTCATCGGTGGTGCTGACCCACGGTCTGTAAAAGAGGAACTTGTCTTTCTGGATTACGGTATGATTCCCCTTATGGTCGCCGAGGGATACATTGCTGCCGCAGGGAAACCTCGCGGTTCTGTCACTCGTCCTAACGACACCGTCTTGATAGGGCGTTGTGCTACTGCGGGTGGCTTTCTAGGCGATTACGATATTCTAGACCGTCGTATTCACGGATCGCAAACCTGGGCATTAATGCCACACGCTGTTTCCGCCGTTGTCTCGGCGGCGACGGCAACCGAAGGCATCGCACCGTTCCAAATCTTTCCATCGTGGCTCGGCAAGCAATCCAAGCGGCTCAAGCATCGCCGTTGGCTGCGGGATATGCGTTCCCGTAGAGTTCTCGGCGGCTCAGGAGAGGGTATACTTGATACACTGGATTCTTTGCGGTCAATGCTCTTTGTAAAAGGAAAAACGGCGTCGGAGATTGTCGGACGACTTGTGGATATCGGGGCTACTCGTGATGATATGCTTGAAACAATCGTGGAAATGACATATAAAGACGACGCGGCACGAGTGGCGCTAGATACGAAGACAAAAGGCGGAATTACACGTGAATGGAAGAAAATAGAGGCAAAGATGACGGTGGTACGGGGAAAGCCGGAGTTAGTTGATGATGCCGATGATGCCGATGACGCCGATGACATCATAGAGAGTGACGAGGAGATAGATATGCTAGACTAAGGCGGGAGTTCAACACGTCGTTTTTTAAACGAACAATTGAAAAATTAGATTGATTTGTTATTGAAGGCATTTAAGCCATGCGGAAGCCACCGGCTAACTGCGAGCCGAGGGCGAGACCAGCACCCTGGCGGGATGTGAGTCCGACAGAGGGTGAGAGGAGGTCGAGGATGGCGAAGACAACCGCAGCCGTTGTGGCGATTACGGCAATCTCTTCGAGCTGGGGGACCTTGCGAGGGATGATGACCATCGCAACGGCGACGGCGAGACCCTCAAGGAAATACTTGACCGCACGAGTGAGGAGTTCAGTGCCATTGAAACCGTCCATTGTTCTTATACTCCGGGCAAGGAAAAAAAGTGCCGGTGGGATGCGTTAAAGTTTAAAGATATAATTCATTCAATGCTCTAGAAACTATGTCGGATAACACGGAAACCGATAAGAAGGAAGTCTATTTAGAGGCAGATAAGGAGATTCCGGGACAGCACTATGTCGCCCTCAGCTTCATCAGTCCGCAGAAGGTACTCAAGAATAAGGACCTCTTCTTTTTTACCGAGTTCCTCAAGGACTATGAAATGCAGTACAAGATTAAGTCAACGGAGGGATTCGTAATGTCGGAGGTCCAAAAAATTCAGGAGGCTGCCTCCAAGGTTCAGGATGTTGTTGAGAACGCATTCCTCAAGAAGGATAAGGCAACGGATCTCAGCGGCGCACTTCAGGTAATTGCCGATCTCAGCGGCGCACTCCATACTATTAAGGACGTCCGTCGTGACCTCACCCGTGATATTGCTGAAGATATGAGTACTTATGTCAAGTCCAAGGTTGCCGATTTCCGTGAAGGCACCGTCAAGGAAGAGTATGAAACGTTTCTCTTCAAGAACAAGAAGCGTCTAGACGACGAATTCTTTGCGAAGAACGACTTCCGCACAACGGTTCAGGGTGTGAAGGTTCGTGGTGTTTATGATACCTACAACGAAGCGGTTCACCGTTGTAAGACGCTCCAGAAGATTGACCCTTCCTTCAACGTCTATGTCGGTCAGGTCGGTTTCTGGCTCCCCTGGGACCCTGAGCCACACGATATCGCCGACCAGGAATACGCCGACGATCAGCTCAATACTCTCATGAAGAAGTACAAGGAGAATGAGCAGAAGCGTGACGAGCTATACCAAGAGCACAAGATTCTCCGTATGGGCGAGGCGAAGACGAAGAAGCCGGTCATTGGTGCCAGCCCCACGGAGGAGTCCAAGCCCGCCAAGGATATGTTTGGCGACGAAGATCCATTCATGAAGCGTAAGCGCGAACAGGCGGAGGCTGCCGCTGCTGCGGTCACTGCTTCCGTCATGAAATCGGTAGATGCCAGTGCTGCGGCAGTTGCTTCTGGTGCGCCCGCAGAAAATACCCTTACGATGTAAATGGGGTGTCCATATAAATACCTTCTAGGCATCCCTGGACAGGGCTTTCATTCAACACGTTTCCTCGGATATGCGTTGTATGATACACTCGCAACGATTGTGTTAGCATATGTGACGGCATATTTGTTCAAGTTGCCGTTTTTACCGGTCTTAGTCTTTTGGTTTATATTAGGTGAAATACTACATTATATATTTGGCACACAAACTGCCTTCTTAACATCTATTGGAGTTCACGTGTCATGCGATGATTAAAATCTTCTAGTATTTTAGAAATACCATGTTCAGTTATTTAATGACCGCCTTTACAGCTTTACTCTTCGTTGTCCTCACACCCGGTGTACTCCTCACTATTCCACCCAAGGGCTCTAAGCTAGTTGTTGCGGTTGTCCACGGTCTTATCTTTGCCCTCGTCTACCACTTTACACACAAGGCGGTCTGGGCTTGGACGCGTAAGTATGAGGGCTTTGCGGCGATGCCTGCTAAGCCGGCAATGAAGCCAGCAATGATGCCTGCTAAGCCCGCAGTGAAGCCTTCTGCGTTTGTAAAGAAAACAAAGTAAACTCTCTTTAGAAAGATGTTCAGTTATTTAATGACTGCTTTTACAGCTCTACTCTTCGTCGTACTTACGCCAGGAGTAGTACTTACTCTACCATCAAAGACCTCTGGACCACTAGTCATTGCGCTCGTTCACGGTCTTCTCTTCTCCCTCCTCTATCACTTTACACATAAGGCGGTATGGGCTTTGACCCGTAAATACGAAGGATTCCAATCGGTCTGTAGCACAGAGCACCCCGATGGTATTTGCCCCGATAACTATAAATGTAACACCGGTTACTGTGTCAGCAAATTTAGATAATCGTAAAAAAAATGATTGGGGTCGGCTGAATTTCTAACAAGGTATACCACTATGCTAGTGCTTTACCTTGTTCCCGATGACCCGGCAACGGCGGAAATGTATAAGAAGCAGGCGGATGCTTACATGGCAAAGCCCAAGGGGGAGCGGGATGCCGGTTTTGACCTCTTCTCCGTTGCGGCTACTGTGCCTGGTATGAATACAACGATGGCTGGAGGCAGCAGCAGCGAGGGTACAGCGGTCAAGGTTGGTCAGACCTGCCGTGCTGCCGTCTATGACCCTATGCTCGGTCGGTTTCGCGCCTACTGGATGCTGCCCCGCTCATCCATCTCCAAGACGCCCCTACGTATGGCGAACTCCGTTGGGCTGATTGATGCCGGCTACCGCGGTCCTCTCCTCGCCATGGTCTACTCTACGGGTCGTGATGTTGCGATTGCGTTCGGCGACCGCTACTTTCAAATCGCTGGACCTGAGCTACAGCCATTTGAACGTATTGAAGTGGTTAACGAGATTCCTGGTGGAGCAACTATGCGCGGCGAGGGCGGTTTCGGTAGCACCGGTCGCACTGGTGCTACAACTGCTTTCAGTACTAATATGAATGGTGGCGTTGACTATATTCGCTAGAGCGAGTCTAAACATTTTTTAAGTTGGGTTTGTAAAATGCTCAGGCGTGAGATTAATGATGCTCTAAGAGAATTGGCACGCTTACACCCTGATGCCGAACATACCGGCTATCTCTGGAAAAATCCGTTCAATCCTCGGTCTACAGGGCGCCGATGGACCCGACGTGATCTAGAGTTTTTTCGCCGCTGGCAACAATACGAACGAGATAATCGTAATGAAACTGTGGCGACTAATACTTATTCACCTGAAGCACCGGTCCCTTTGTCGCCCCTCCCGTCGTCAACATAGGCAAGCCCGCATCGCCCGCCTGCTCCGCCAACTCCTTCTGTCTTTCGTATTCCGCCGACCGCACCCAGTGGTCGCGTGACCCAATCTTAAAATCCGGATGCGGTTGCGCCTTATACCAGAATACACAATCCTCAATCTTATTGGTATGCGCACCGTTATGAATCACTAAACACTCATAGTCCTCGGTACACTGGTCCATAATCTGACAGAACAGTTCAAACGTAGGAAAGATACCGGCGAACTGCTCATAAATACGACGGCGGGCGCTCACCTGATTTTCTCGTAAAATAAATACGTAATCCACTTGTCCTCGTAGAACCGGCGGAATACCCATAACGTACTGAATGGCTAAAATATAGAGTAGACCATAATGACGACCGTTCATAAATAGCGAACGAATCCATTTATCGTTCACCCACTTATTATCGTACAAGCAATCGTCCATAATAATAAACGCCTTGCGATCTAGCTGTGACGAACCGCGTACTTCCGTCTCCTTACGAATCTGCTTCGTAATCTGCTCCTGGCGCTTAAGAACATTAGAGACTGTCTGCGGCACGACCTCGTCGTGAATGAACAGACTAGGAACCATGGAACCGTAGAACGCGTTCGCACCCTCAGTACCAGAGAACACTGTACCGATTGGGAACTTCTGCTTATACCACATCAAGTCCTTAATTAACCACGATTTACCGGTTCCTCGGCGTCCAATAAACAAGACGACTCCGTCATCGGGAATCATATTCATATTGAATTTGGAGAGGCGAAGGTTCATTGTAGGACGAGGGGTCCCACTGCCGCCGTCTCCCCCCATCGTCGGCAACATTGCCGTTAATCCCATACCAGGTCTTGCCGGAGCACTCATCTGTATTGATACATACTTCTTCCATTTTTCTTTTACCGCATATCCTCATTTTATATGCGGAAAGTCTCTTAAATTAGACCCGGCACGGTGTTTAGAAATGCCTGGTAATCGGAATCGTGGTGGTGCTCCCCGTGGTCGTGGCGCTCCCCGTGGTCGTGGTGCTCCCCGTGGACGTGGTGGTGCGGCAACAACCAATACAAGTCGAGGAGGTGTACGTGTTGCGAAACCCGCGGTCACTGAACTACCATCGTCCTTGATGCTATCCGGTTTTCCCTCTGAATTACCTGTAACAATCTGCGACGCATTAACCGAATTTAAGAAACCTCAAGCGTACTTCTCAGCACTTGAGAAACTAGAACCATCGCTAGAAGAGTCACTTACAGGGTTTAAGTCATGCTGGCTCGGTATATCAGGAGAACAGGTGGCAACCGTTGAACGCCAAACCGATTCTAGTTTTGATGGTGCCTTAGTCCTTACGGATGGAACAAAGCGTGATATATTCATTAAACGTATTCATCTTGTGGATCCGCTTGCCGCAATGGAAGGTGAATACGTCCTACCAAATGACGGTGCCCTCCCCGCACCAAGTAATCTATGGAAAAATATGCTTATGAAAATCAATAATCCACTCAACGAGGCGTATGTTGATTGTCTCTTTGCGCTCTATGCCTCTAAGTTTGCCGAAAGTCGTATTTCGCCCCATTGGTGTCTCTGCTACGGCACATTTTCCGCACGTGTAGATACCTACGTCTATAATATTTCCGAAGAGTACGATTCTTTACGTCGTAAACCTTGGTGGAAGATAAATCAGACACTCGGTATCTTCAAATATCAAGACAGCGAAGAATCATTGGATACAAAGAAATCGTTAGAAACCCTGTTTACACAGCCTGGTGAAGCACTCACATTGGATGATTTTGTATCCGTTGATGCTGATACCGGTGTAATGAATATTACAAACGATATTACAGTGAGTGAAGAGGAACCTATCGCCAGCGAGGAGGCGCCTGTAAAACTAACAAGCCCTAAATTACGGTTGGCGCGGATTTCAGGCTCTGAATCCAGTTCCGAATCCGGTTCCGCTTCCTATGATAGCAATGAAACAGAAGAACTCGTAGAATTTTCCAATTTTCCTGTACAAGTATCCTTGCTTGAAAAGGCGAATGGTACAATGGATAATTTGCTAGAAGATGAAGACCCCGATGACGCAAGTATGCTAGAAACAAAGGATACACGCTGGGCTGCCTGGCTCTTCCAGGTGATTGCGGGACTGGTCGTTGCCCAGCACTATTTCGGATTTGTCCATAACGATTTACATACCAATAATATTATGTGGAACGGCACGGGCGTGACCGATATTTACTACCGAGTTGTCAAAGGAAAAGAGACTTGGTATATGAAAGTGCCCACCTACGGACGTCTGATGAAGATTATTGATTTTGGTCGTGCCTCGTTCACGGTTCCTAAGGTCGGATTTTTCATCTCTGATGCCTTCTTCCCTGGTAACGACGCCGCCACCCAGTACAACTGCGATCCATTCTACGACGAAGCAGACGGTAAACGAGTAGAGCCGAATACATCATTTGATTTATGTCGTCTAGCAGTTTCACTACTAGAATCCCTCTTTCCGGACCGACCCGCCAATGCGACGCCCGTTAAGATTATGTCACGCGAAGGCTCAAAACTCTATCCCGAAACGGTCAGCCCTATTTACAATATCCTATGGGAGTGGCTAACCGATGATAATGGTAAGAATGTACTTCGTACACCCAGCGACGATGAACGCTATCCTGATTTTGACCTATACAGAGCTTTGGCAGCAGATGTTCATAACGCAGTACCAAAAGTACAAGTGGAGAAGCCACTCTTTACCCAGTTCCGTTGTTCCGCAAAGGATATTCCCGCAGATACGCAAGTTTATGAATTGATTTTAGCCCCTTAATAACAGAGAATGAACCAATATTGGAAGGCGAAACTATACGCAATTGCTATGGTTCTCCTTGTCGTTGGTGGACTCAATTGGGGTATCAAGAGCTTTTCGGGTAAGGACTTTGTAACCTACGTAACCGGTCGCAACGTAATCCTCGCCAATGCTATCTTCGCCGCCGTTGGTATTGCCGCCCTCTTCATCGGATTTAACCGTGATAGCTATCTACCCTTCCTCGGCAAGTCAGTGATTCCCTGCGAAGTCTTAAAGGTTCAGACCCCCGAGAATGCCGATATTACGAAAGAAGTTCTAGTAGGTCCCGGTACGAAAGTGCTCTATTGGGCGGCGGAGCCCAAAAACAAGGACCTACATGATTTGAACGACTGGCAGCAAGCCTACCTTGGCTACCGTAATGCCGGTGTAGCGATCGGCGACGCCTCAGGTATTGCGAAACTCAAGGTCCGTAAGCCACAGCCATACAGCGTACCAATTAAAGGTGCCCTCTCTCCCCACATTCACTACCGCAAGTGTATGGGCGAGGGCTTAATTGGACGTGTCTATACAGTAGAATTAGACTCCAAGGAGTTCTTTGAGAACTACGTAGATATGCAGGAGACAAATGAGCCCGTCACTGAGAAGTCGGCGTTTAACTACGTAAAGCCCGCTCAGGCACTTGCGGAAACAAAGCAGGTAACACTTCAGACACTCAGCCGCTCTCTAATGCCCCAGGGCGGTGCGCCTGACGAGGGTATGTTAATGGCTGGTACACCCATTGATAACGCATTTACAGCAATAGAAAGCCCACTTGTCGGCGCATCGCTTGACGCTGCGTTCAGCGGTAAGGGAATATAAATTACAAACGATTCCATCGTTATTCATCTCATAATATGCTTATAGCATACTATGAAAGTATAAAGGTTGATAGGATATTTAGAGATCTGTGGGGACGTTACGGTTGCCACCGCGGCTGGCAATAAAGTCACGCTGCTTCGCTGTTGTGCAGACGCATCCGCCACCGCAGCTAAAGCTGGCTGGGCAGCACTCGGGCTTGCACTGGTTGTTCTTGAACATAAAGAGATTGTCGGGACCGAGCTCAACATCGGGACCCAACAGGGGCTCATTGGGCGCTGGACCACGCCAGTTAGACAAGCCGTTTGCTGGCTTGTAAACAACATCATCGTATGTTCCGATTGACTGGTATTTATCGCCTGCTGGTGCCGCATTATCGAGCATGAAATCTACGAATCCCTCCGCACGGATGGGGTAGTTCGTAAAACCGTTCACCATGAGGAGATTGGCTAAGAGGAGCAGACCCAACATTACGAGCACGAATGTAATTCTGGGAGACATTTGCTTTAGTTATGGATTAGATTTTCTCCGCTAGGGTTTTGAGGACCCAATCATACGTCTTATGAATCTCTGAACTTCCAACATCGGTAAAATCACGTACCTCAATAAAGTGTCCCCCCTCAATTACCATAAATGTACCTGACTCCGTAAAGAGGTGGAACCATTCCTCGGTCGCCGGTTTCCTTCCGCATAGACTATGTTGCTGTAGCCAAGTGTTGCCGACCTTTGTCCAATTACCGGATGACATATATGCGGTCTCGCTTAACTTAATAGCGCTGAGGACCTCCTCGGCGGCTAGGCGTACTATACCACGCACCGTAGTTTGCTTTCCGTCGGCATCAATGACTGTACATCCGGGGACAATTCCACGGATTTCAGCAGGACCTAGTTGCGTCATTACGTGCGTCTGCCCTGTAAAACCGCCTTCAGATGTTAGACAATACGGACTTGGTTCTATATAAATCTGCTGTGGGTTGAGTAATGTGAATACTTGCTTATTCCATTGTCTCAACCCGTCTATATCTTCATCTAATTCTTCCCAGTCGGCGAATTCAATGATGCCTGTGTCACTAACAATAGGGATACGACGTGTTGTGGTGATAAAACAATAGACTCGGCGGGGTTCCTGTGGCAGTTTCTTCGCATCTGGATGGCGCTCCACGAGCGTCGGTGTTGTATCGGTATATACAATATGCGACCCACTCACATGGACGCCGTAGAGTTCGTACATATCGTCGGTATCTTGAGCGAATTTGAGTATGCCTTGTACTTGTCCACCGTCGCTGAGCGTGGTTCCTATAGAAATAGACTCTATCGGCTGCGCACCGCTGTCGGTGTTCACTTCGGTTCCCTCGGCAAAACAGAAGACGCCGGCAATACCCGTAATATTATCACCCTGTCCCGCATCGTTAATCGCATTAACCGCCATAATAATAATAACCAGGACCGCAATGAAAATGAATGGTAGCCAAATGAAAATCGCCGCAATAATCACCAAAATGGTAATCACAATGTTAATTACCAGGTCAAATACGCTCAGGGTCGCCTGGTAGGCGGAGAGACCTGACATAATACCCGCAATCGCCACACCGAACATCTTTCCAATGGCGGCGTGTAGTTTCATAAACGTTGCTCTCAGAGCAGTAAGCGTTCCTTGAAACCGATTTCTGAACACTTCTGTCATACTATTGAACTGACTCCACATAGCTTTGAGAAGCCCTCGTACATTGAAAAGTCCCTCTACGGTCTGACTTATAGCGTCCGTGAGTAGTTTAAAAATCTGCATCACCGGTTGCATAATGGTCTTCATTGTATCATCCGCAAAGGTGGAGAGTAAATTATTGAAATTATCAAAGGCGAATTGAAGCCGGGACCGAGGGTCACCGTCGGGCTTATAGAAAGGTGCTAAGAAAAAGATGAAAAATACATTTTTATTATACTGGTCCCAGTTTGCCAATACCTCTTGTTGATTTGCCTTTGCAAAGAAGTATAAGAGCCCGACAAAGAGCGCACAGGTCAAAGCTACGAAAGCCCACATCCTCTTGAATTGGGTGTATGAATTATAGAATTTCTATAACCGTAATATAATGGCTCCTACACGTAAACACAGCGGATATATCCGTCGTGCTGCCTACACACGTAAGCTCAAAAGCGGAAAGCGTGTACATGTTGATGTTGGATTAATTCGCAACGTCGGTCTCCCTGGTAAGGGATATCGCGGACCCAACGGAGGTCCCGGTATAGGTCCTCTACGTGAGGGCGAGCTCTCACAGTTCGGTTATTCCAATGTAGTAAAGAAGTCTGCAAAGGCTCGTCGTGCCGCGTTAAAGAAGGCGGTCGCAAAATACGGTTCGCTCTCTGTTCGTCGTAAGCTCCAGGCGGTTGCCACCTATACAAAGCGTACATCGCCCAATGCCAGCAAGACGTTCACGGCGGATATTGCGTGGATTAAACGTACCATTTAAGTAGAATGGGAGGGTTTTTCTCTATTCCTAGTTGGAATGATGTAGATACACCTGCTAACCCGAAGGCGGCTCCTGTGGCTCCAAAGGGTGGGCGACGAGGACGCACGTATAAGAAACGAAAGAACCAGCGTTCTAAAACACGTAAGTAAAATCATGGCTTTCAACAGAGGGTTTTCAGAATGGAAACATCCGAGTTTGAAAGATTCACCGCGTGGAAAGAGGGTTATACAAAAACTATAATCGTCTTTGTACTTATTACTGCTGTACAGATTGGTCTATTAGTAGGCGCCTTTCAATTACACCTACTCAATGATATTAAGAAGAATTTTGGGCAATACCGTTGTAATCCGCTCTTTATGCCATTTGTAGGCAATTTTGGCTACGATCCGATTGATAATTTTAATTTTTGTGTCCAAAGTATTTTTAATGGAAAAGCCGCCGAAGTCTTCGCTCCTATTTACAGCATTTTGGCTACCTTTCAAGGTGTTCTTATGACAGTTGTCAATTCCGCAATGAGTATTCGTGGAATGTTTGCCAACTTCCTTGGCGGTGTAGAACAATTCATCGCCAGTGTACGCAATAAGATTCAATTCCTCATGAATAGTGTTCGTATGAGTTTTATTCGTATCTTAAACTTAATGGGAAAGGTATACGGCTCTATGTTTGCGGTTTTGTTTATGGGGCAGTCCGCAATGACCGCTGCTTTCAATCTCGCCGATAACGATCTGGTAAAATTCTTATTTGAATTTTGCTTTGCGCCAAATACGGCGGTCAAGATGGCGGACGGAACAGTTAAGGAAATTAAGGATATCAAGATTGGCGATGTGCTGGCTGAGGTTCCTAACAATAAGGCACCGGTTGTGACGTCGGTCTTCCGCTTCGCCGGCGGCTCAACGCCCATGGTACGTATTGGCGACGTGGTTGTAAGTGCCGCGCATTACGTCCTGGCGGGCTCGGCGGGGATGGTGCCGGCGGAGGCACACCCAGAGGCAATATGGGCGGGTTCGCTTGACGAACTCATATGCCTCAACGTAAGCGGACACCGATTCCGTGTGGGTACGGACGGACTGCTCGTTGCCGACTACGACGAGCACGAATCGGCTCCCGTAGTGAGTGAGACACAGCGTATAGCGGTTAAGGCTCTCAATGGAGGGTTTGTTGGTTCTGAAGATTTACCCATCATGGATTATAGTCTCGGTATTAGCGGCTCTACAGAGGTTCAAATGGCGGACGGAGAATGGAAGCGTATGGACTCTGTTGTACTGGGCGACGAGGTAAAATACTCAGGAAAGGTCCTCGGTGTTGTGTGTGAACAATGTGATACAACGGTTGTATCGCCGTCCGGCATCGTCTTTTCGGGCGCACAGCTCGTCTATAACTCCTCTGCGAATAAGTGGATGCGTAGCGCAAATCGTTGGGCGGGAATTAGTGGACGTGATAGCGGCGCGAAGACCCTCTATACAATAATTACCAATAATACAGGTGTCATTGGCATTCGTAAGGGTGGTGTAACGGAATTTATTCGTGACTATCGCGAGGTGCCCCTGCCCGAAATGGAGTCTGCCTACGAGAAAGAATTTCTGGTCGCTCATTAAATATGTCAGTTCCGTCACAGGCTCCACCTTACTATGGCTCAACGCAGACATATATCTATTACCCTGACCCTGCTTTGCCCCTTTCGACCGTAAACTATTGTGCGCAGAGTTGCGATGTACTACAGTTTCGTAAGCAGCCTAACGATCGGTCGTCGGCAGATTCAACGTCATTCAAAGAGGGTAAGACAATCTTTTCTGCCTATTCAAATAATTTCAATCTCTATAATACTAGTTCTGGTGTTGTTACCTATACAAGCCCTCCGGGTCAAGGTACACCATTTCCTATATTTCGGTCGCATACGGACTACCTCAAATATAAGCGCGCGACAACGGTACTCACTCAAAACTATAAGAGCGATACACAGCCATAATGTTATGTTGAAAAAATTGAGTTGACTGTTTTATCTAATTGAATTGGCAAACAATGCCCATTCAACTAGATGCCGCATACTATGCTAACAATCTTATAGTGCGAATTCTACCCACTCGTGGCGGGGGTGTAGCACGCACACCTTATCATATCGCCCTGCTCCTAGATACGAGCGGAAGTATGGAGGGCGAGCCACTTTCGGCGGTAGTACGCACTCTTCACCTGCTCATTGACCGAATGGAGGAGCAGGATATGCTTACCGTTATTCAATATTCGCAGGATGCGTCCGTGATTGTAAACTGCGCAACTATGACTTTATCGTCTAAGACGGATATTCATCGTATTATAGATAGGCTCTCCGCTCAGGGCGGTACTAATATAGAGGCAGCAATTACGGCTCTTGGTAGTGTAAATATTGCTACTGCGCCAATTGACGCCGTTTTCCTGATGACCGATGGATTTATCAACATAGGAATCACCAGCTCGGTTGGATTGCTACGGCTACTCTCGGCGCGGCTACCAAACGGAACGCCCGTAAATACTCTCGGGTTCGGTACATCTCATAACGCCGAAATGCTCCGTGATATGGCAGTGAAGAGCCGTGGCTCCTACACCTACGCCGATTCTACCGAACTCATTCCCGCAATTATTGGTGATATCATAGGCGGATTGGACGACCAGATTGGGCGTAATGCGGTTGTAACAGTAACTGGTGGACGCTGTATTGAACTCGGTATTGACGAACTACATCCTGAAGTATACCGTGTCGGTCAGTTGATTGCGGATAAGCCTCAATGGGTTCTCTTTAACAGCTCTACTCTGCCAGTTAAACTGACTTGGACCGAGGGAGGAAACGAGATACAATGCGAGGTGACAGTCACGGGTGCTCTAGACAGAATGGATATGGAGGAACAACTCCAGCGTGTTCGTCTAGTAGAAACGATGAGCTCTGTGGCAATTATGATTCGGAACCGAGAATACAATAGAGCGATTGATACACTTTTGGCACACGCACATTCTCTTACGCTATCTCCCGCCGCCGGTCGTCCATTTATCATTCGTCTACAAGCCCAGGTCGATGAAATGGTAGAGGATATTCGTCAGCAGAGCATTCTTGATATAGATGACTTACGTATGGTGACTCGTATGGTAAGTAATACGACCGCCCTCGGAACTCAGCACGGTTTCTTCCTCAGTCGTAATACAACTGCCCAAGATCCTGATGTCATTTTATCCCCTTTTAGTACGGCTCATCAACGCACCGCTTCGGCAAGCATTACGCAAAGATTTAATGACCCTACCTAGATGGACGCCTCTGATACAATTCGTAAAAATAAGGCTCGTGCGCTCTATGTAAATCAGAATGCGGCGTTTATTCTAAATAATCCTAAAGGAGATTGTAAAAATCTAAGCAGTTGCTGTTATACTCTTAGTAGTTGTATTATGAATTTTCCTTCCTACGAAAATAAATACGATTATTTTACCGGTATGGGTGTTTGTAATAGTACGAGTTGCGGTGTTATTTTACCACCAGGTCGTTCGGCGCATTAGGTTATCCGATATTATTTTTTTCGGTCGCTGGGTTAAATGTCCGAGGGTGACGTAGTGATTTCCGAGAAACCACAGGCGGACCGCCTCAAAGAATCAATTGCGGTTTTGAAAAAACTCACAATTGATTTAGGTATTCCTTATTCATCCCCCGAAGTCCAAGAACTCAAATCTCGGTTTGACCGTTATATCAAAGACGGTGTGTGCTGGAACGGCTCGGTCTCATTTGAATTTTACGGACGAGTGGCGACGGTAAATCTACCCCGCTCTGCGAAAAAACCGATTGAAGTCACTTTACGGGCGATTCGTGTATCTAAGTAATTACATATGGCTCAGGATTCTGGACGGTAGTTGACTCTCCCTCCATCGCCTCAATAGTAAACTCTGCGAGATTCGCACCGGCGAGTAGCAGATTTTGCTTGACCTTTTGCTTATACATAATCATAAGTTCAATCGCATCATTGACCGAATAGTGAGTATTATTGCCTGCGTGAAACTCATTTATATGCTTACCTAGAATATACAGACCCTTGTCGTAAATGTAGAGGTCCAAATCGTAGGATTTGAGATGGTCCCAGAGTGCTTTATATTGCGGAGTGGCGTCAGCGTCCGGCGGGGGCACCTCGTACCCAAATATCGTTAGAGCCGTTCCTAGATAAATTGGATAGCCGATGTACATTGTGTTGTGATGAATTGAGACAAAGTAATAGTTTGTCTCAATTTTTTATTTGGGCGGCGGGGCTTAGTTACTGAATAACATACCACCACGACCACCATACACTTTAAAGATATTCCAAATCGTCACATACGCATAGACGTTTAAATTCGGCGGGGGTCCTCCACCCCGCGCATTATTCAGTGTAAGATAGAGCTCCTTGCGTGCTATCTTATCCCAATTTGCCGCTCCTTTCGGCTCATACTCCAATCGGTCGTTCTTATGTCCAAACGCATACGCATAAATATAACGGTCAATACACGCCTCTTTTACAAAATACTGTGATGGAATGACCGACCGAAAAAAACTACCACCCTCGTGGACGAATCGCTCATATGAATTATAGTGTAGTGCGGCACCCGCTAGCGGCTCCGAATACGCATTATAAAATCCAGGCTGAATCTGCCAATTGTTCGCCTGGTCCGGTAAGAGAATAGCATTCGGCCACCACGGAATCGTACAAGGATTCACCGGCGGTGGGGGTCCTCCCAACGGCTGTGAAACCGGTGTAGGAAAGAGGTCTCTCGTAAATAGAAAATACGCATTATAGTTCGCAGTTTCGGGACGCTGTAGCACCCAAAGTAATTCCTTCGTAGGATTTGAGTAGGGTACATCCAAATGAAATTCCGTTTGCCCCAGTGTCTGTTCTACAGGAACCGCAAAATGCTGCTGTACCTGATACGTCAGTTCTGCCGTTCGGAACGCAATTGCCTCCTGCTCCTCCAAAGAAATATACTCAATCATAACATACGCCGCCGTCGG